GTTTTTGGCTGCCCCCCTGTTTATTAGTCCTTCTTTATCTGGACTTTACCAGTGCAGGTCAGCTTGTCGTCAACTTCAAGTGACTGAACCGCAGCGAACTTGCAAGACATCAATGCATCCCCTAAGTCTTTGGTAGCATTGTTGAATACTGCGAAACCATAGACATCCTGAGAAGCCGTGTCGCAGGTGAATTGATGCGTAGCCTGAATAGTATCGCCAGCTATCGTTGTCTGTTCTGCCGTCATTGTGGCGGAAGCCCTATCAAGACCGTTGGCATCTATCTCATGGTCGCCAGAACTGAAGTTCTCAAAGTCCTCATCACAGGTGAAAGTTGCGTCTGTGCAAGCGATGTGACTCCAAGCATCAGCAGCAGTGCCTATAGCCAGCTTTACCAGCTCCGCATAGCCTTTCTTAGTTGGATTTTGTTCCTGTGCCATTTCGTACCTCCTGAATTTTTAGTATTATGCTCACAGCAAGCGTAACGGGATTTATTCGACCTTCCCTGAAACTTACTGGTAATCTTTTGTTGCGGTGTTTCTCGCAGTATCTAACCCGCCAGGCATCGTACTTTTCAAGAAACTTAAACTTGCGACTTTTATCAACGCTAATAAGCCTGCCGTCTTTTGTTTCATGTCTTGATTCGTAGCTGACATTTAAGCCAGAAACTTTACCCATATCAGTCCGTTGGGTACTCCTCATACCTATCAGGTACGACCAGTTTATTAAGCTCTTCGTAATATAAGGCTAATTGAGCCAAGCCCCATGACTGCATATTGCCAGCCACGCCGGGAGCTTTATTGACTTTGTTTATCTGTGTCCTCGCTTTGGCAATCGCAGCCTGACCGCAAACTCCTAAGACCAAAATCCTCTCCAGATTAGGATTTAAGGTTGATGCCGTATCTGATAGAGAGTGATATTTCTTACAGTAGAGGTAAACATCCGCAACCGATGATGGCGCAGTGTCGAGCTCCATCCTTAAAGTGTCCCCCCACACATCAAACTGCCTGAATTTACGAGGTTGTTTATCTACCGGGTATTCCGCCTCTTTGACTTCAAGTAAGTCGTCTATTGAGCTAAGGTCAAGCTCTCTTGATGACGCAGTGGTTGTCAGCGTTTCCTTCACCTCATAAGGTGAATACTTGGACATCTCGATAAGGCAGTCAGCGATATAAACATCGAGCTCATCGTCAGTCCATTTATAATCCTCACTGGACGATACTAATTCATCGTTCAGTTTTTGCCTTGCGGTAGTACGAATCCCGCTTAATAATCTCATTTATTTCTCCTTGACATTGCTTTTACAATAATCAATAAGCTGTTCCTCAGTCATAGAGTCAGCCATCTCAGCTGCCTGTTCGGAATATGAACGAGGCGTTTCCCCTCGCTTGATTGATAGTGCGATACAAGCCAGTGTCTTTTGACCCTCCGAATAGGGCATTATCCCCTCCTTACCACGTTATTAACCCATCTCCCGAACGAGTTAAAGTGTGTGGTATTTTTACTTCCTTATGTTCAATGTCTAGCTTAAAGAAAGGATTTTCAGGTGTGCTAAACAGACATACACCATGAACCCCTACTCTTTGTGCCTCAGCCAGAACTTGCTCTGGATTATCCACGTGCTCTAAAACCTCGCTCAACCAGACAAAACCAAACTCTTTGTCCTTGAAATTCAAATGGTGAGCATCCATTATTGTTACTCCCTCCCCCTCTTTGATATCTATTCCCACATACTCACCTAATTGTTCAAGCGGTTTACGGTATGGCTGAATAATGCCGCAACCAATATCTAATACTTTTTTGGGCTCACAGACTTGAGGCAATAAAAGTAACCGCCACGGTTGCACTCCTTCCATGTTTCTAGGTTGTTTTAATCTCTCCTCAATATCTCGTAAGGTTGGCAGCCAGTATTCCTCAAAAACTTTAGGCTCATCGTATTCTAAGGCTTTCCTTCTAGCTTGATGTTTCCTCTCCCCCATCTTGTTATTCTTCCAATCCCTATAAGCCTGCTCAAGATATTCGAGAACCTCTTTAGGGTTACAGTTAAATTCAAACGAGTCCTGTAAATCCCATTGGGCAAATTGGTCCTTTAATAACCACCCCCCAGCTTGTATCTCTGGTTGTGCAGTGTTATTACTCACGATTGTCGGGCAACCGCAAGCCTGAGCCTCTAACGCTGGAATACCAAACCCTTCACCCTTAGATGGTAGTAAGAAAACGTCCATAGCGTTATAGGCTCTAGCCATGACTTCCGGGGGTATCCCTAATCTCATCTCCTGTTGTTTAGGGAAGACCGTCTTATCTTTCAAACCGAATCCTATCCTTGCTTTTTCAAGGTTAAACCCTAAACTGTCATAAGGCGGAGTGTGCATATACCACACGATATTAGAATGTCTCTTGGCTAACTGGCTTACTGCCCACAAAGAAGCGTTCCAGTTCTTGCGCTTGCAATTTGTAGCCACCGTGCCAATGACAAACTTATCTTCCCACTTGAGAGACTCCCTTGCTGTTTTGCGTAATTCGGCGTTCGGGCTGTAGATACGGCAGTCTACCGAGTGAGGGATATAATAACTATCGAATCCTTGCTTTTTAAGTTCCGCTTGCCCGAACTTTGACATAGCTATCGGCTTGATAATACCTGGACTTTCTTTTAATACTTCTAAGACTCTTGGCGGTATTGGGTCGTGGTCAATCGGTATCCAAGGAGCCCAGTTTAATGACATTGGTGTTCCTTTTAATACCCATATATCAACAAGTGAAATAAGTAAATCAGCGTTCCAGTCTTTATAGTCATTCTCAATATGCATAACGCCATAGCCGTCATGCGGAACATTCGGGTATAAGGGAATATCACCCCAATTAGTTCTTGCGCCACTGAATCCGAAGAAGCAAAAGATAGCTACCTCATACCCTGCTTGCTTTAATTGTTTAGTTACCGATGCAGTTTGTAGCCCATAACCTGAATTACATAATGGACTAGCACTTTGCCATAAAATTCTCATAGTTTCCTTTCTAAAAAGGGGAGAGACCGAAGCCCCTCCCCTTAAAGTCCGATTAACGAATCGGTTTATTGAGCGTCACACAGACGAGCCGCTAACACGTTGTCCAGTGTCTTTACACCACACAGCATATCGATAGACACTACATTCGTCTTGGTTGCCATTGTGTAGTCATAGACTGCACGGCAAGAAAGACCCTTGTAGTTCTCGACAGCCGCTTTAGCTCCACCAATCGGAGGGGCTAAAGGTGCAGTCACCAGAGCAAAGGCGTTCCTGTGGAAAGCCAGGTTAGCAAGGTGGGTGGACTGGAAGGTCACTACAGCGTCATCGTCCTCATCTTGATAAAGCGCAGGACTGATAACACACACCGCAGTAGACACGGTTGCGGTTACACCTGTAGTCACAACGTAGCCATGAGGGTCGCCAGCAATCTTGAGGACATCGCCAGCAGTAACGGTTGCACCACTGGCAAGGGCATCAACAGTTATACTGGTAGCTGCTTTCACGCCTGCCCCTTTCAAGGCACCTGCTAAGTCGCCGACTAATGAAGAGTCTACGGTATGCTCAGAGATGTTCTGATCCATGTAGAAGTCCATCCCCATCACGCGCCCCATAGAGCCTTCTTTCAGAGCCTTCGTGTCACCACGCTTCTCAGCATGTAGAAAAGCGTCCAGAGCAATATATCTGGCTTCAGTTGTTGGGTGAAGCACAGCATATCTTTGGCTCATCGGGACTTTCTGTAAGTTAAGTTGCTCTCGAAGTTGGGCAATGTCGCCTACAACCTGAGTCGTAGCCGTAACATCGGTATGCCCACCTATATCCACATATAAGGCTGCCAATAGCTCGTCCACTCTCTGTGCCATAGCTCTCATCGCCGGGGCAATTAACTGCTCTGAAAAACTCACAACGTCCAGGCTTAGTTCTGAGGTCGTTACTTCAAAGGACACATCCAGATGATTGTCAAGCACTACTTGCACGCTAGACTCAGTAACAGCCTGAGCAGTAGCGGTGTCAGCGAAGGTATCCACAGTAAAGGATGCTGGCTTGCGAATAGTGACTGTTGAACCAACCTTTTGGAATTCCTTTGAGTAAGCCCTATGAACCAAGCTCGCAAGGACTGTCTCATTCTCCAGAGCCATCAAAGCCTCTTTTGCGATGATGCTCGGGGTAATTAGAGTATTACTCACTTAGGGTTTCTCCTGTTAGAGATTTTGTTTAGAGACGGAGACGACCTTTATTACGCCGTCTTTTCTTGCTTTTTCCTCCAGGCGATGTACTGTTCAGGACTCATTTTGTCCCGCTCTTCCATCGTTGGAGTACCTTCACCACCAGAGGTCAGGGCAGAATCAGGCGTTAAGTCCTCATCTTCCTTTTCCCCCTCACCAGCTTTCTTCTTGCTAGGTTTCCCTATCTTCGCAGCAACTTTCTCAAGTGCCTCTTCATCGGTTATACCGAGGTCTGCTAAGTCCTCGATATTCAGATGATACTTGACGGCGACTTGGGCTACCGTTGCGTCTGCTTTGGCCTTAGCTATAGCCTCTTTGTCGGCTTTTAGCTGTGCCTCGCTCGTTGCCACCTTCCTCTCCCTCTCTTCGATAGCGGTTGCCCTCTGTTCAAGGTCCTGCTTGCGCTGGTAAAGGTTCAAAAGTGCCGGGTCATCTCTCGCCTTGTCGAGTTCTGCTTCGTCAATCTGACGCTGTAGCGCAGTCAACTTCCCTTTTGTTGTTTCCGCATCCTGCCTCAGCGATTCAGACGCAGCGTTAGCAGCCTCGAGCTGGTCAGCAAGTTTCTTCTGCTCCCTTCCGGCAGCAGCTTTCGCGTCACTAACCATCTTTGTGACCTGTTGCTCTGTAAAAGTCTTTTCCTTTTTGTCAGAAGTACTCGTAGGCTCGCCTTCAGAAGTCTTCTCGTCCTTTTCGGCTTTCCCAGTTTCGTCCAATGTATAAACCTCCTAGTTTATTGCCTGCTTATGGTGCAGGCTAACCTCTCGACTCTTGTTAAAGTTTTTGGGTTTTTCTTTAATAAGATTTAGACTGTTAAAATAGCCTTTAATAAGCCCGACTTGATGTATATGTGGTATAAGGTAAAGAAAACGCCAGTATCAACGAGTTTTAAGGGGAAGTTTAGCTGATTACCTTCTTCCCCTACCTGTTCTTTGGGTTGTCTTACAACCACCCCGTCCTCTGTTCGCCCTGACCCCTCTGCCAGAACCGTCTCTTTTTGGTTTCATAATTCCTCTCTAAACTTGACTTTTAACATTATGTTTTGGTATTTTGAATATAGATGGCTATTAAGAAACAGATACTACTCGGTGTTGTTCTTTATGGGTTCTTTGGCTACCTGATAATAGGAACGTTCAAACCCTCGATACTCCTACCCACATGGACTCTTGGTGTCTATTTTGCCTTAGCTACGGCAATAGTTATCTGGGCTTGCATAGAGAGGGATTGGAAATTAAGGGGATTAGTAGGGCTCGGAGTCTTGGGCTATGTAGGGGTATGTTTCTTAATCGGGCTACTTCTACTCTGAACACCTATCAGTGCCGTAGGCTTCAACTCATAAGCCCAGCGTATTTATGATGCTCGCCCATGTTTATCACTTGTAAGTGCTTGTAGTGATGCCCCCACCTTACTATAAGCCAGCTTCCATCAGGCTTTTCCAGTAATGCTACATCAAATATCTCATAAGGGTCATAGCCCTCTGGTACATAGTCCAAGCGATGCCGATATTGGCCTCTCTTTATTACCTTTGCCCCTGCCTCCCTAGCTGAACGTACCATATCACTGAAATCTGTGTGAGTTTTTTGACTATAAGTCATCCATTGCTCATGTGGGTCTTCCCAAATAGGACGCTCGGCTGGTGGTATTTCTTTCCCTTCCCCCTCCCATAGTTGTTTTATCATTTCAGCTATTTGTACTGCTGGCGACACGCCCGAATAAGGAATGCCCACACTTGCACCACCTCCACTACCACCGCCACCTCCAAACTTATCACATCTATCACCAAGAGGTTGTAAGCCATAACCCCAATCTTTATTCATTACTGCGTCATTAAGAGCTTTATTGCCACATCTCGCTTCCAATCTCAGGTGTTTAGGAAGATTGTCATAGTATCTGAGCCACCTTTCCTGTTCTACGGTAGGAACTTTCGTGAAGTCCCTTTCCTCAGTCCAAATCCCTAAACGAAGCATCGTGTTATAAAACTCTCTATGCTCCATCAGCCAGCGGTCATCTGCATACCAAGTCCCCTCAAAATCTTCGGGCTTCTTGGAGAAGTCGGTGTACCAGGTAACATAATCGTCAATCAATCCTTCAGGGAACTCCGCTTTGTAAGCATCTATTCTATGCTCATCAGCAACCCATTCTGGATGATTTAGCTTAAATGCTTCTCTGGCTTCGTCTCTGGCTTCATCGTTTGAAATATAATACGGCGAATCCTTGTCTCCGTAACCCTCATACTCCTCACTCAACTCACGGTTTTTAATCTGCAAGTCTAGGACTTTCGGATTGTCCTCTATCAGCTCACGCCCTAACCAGTCTCTCAAAGGGTCATCGTCTAATAACAACCGCCTCACTTCCCAGCTATTACTCCCAAACTCAGCACTCGTGTCAAGATACTTGAAGTAGTTTTCTATTGAGTCTTTAGGGGGTAAATTGAATTCTACCGCTTTACCCGGTATATCCAATTCGTCAATGAGTTTCTTGACATCGTTGTAAGCCTCTAAGGAATAAATCTTAGCCTGCCCCCACAATGCTAACAGAGCGTTATCTTCAGGATGACTTTTCAGCCATTCTTCCCGGGGGTTCTGTTTGAGTTCGGGATGGTCTTTCAAAAACTCAGCCTGGTCTCTTTTGTCTAACGAATAATACTCCCTGAGTAAAGCTAAAGTCTGTCGGCTAAAGTTGCCTATATAATACTGAGGGTACTTCTCTTTAATCCCTACCCTCTCCTCATCGGTTGTTGCCTTTTGATATGCCTGCCACTGTAGGAAATACTCCTCGAAGGTGTCTCCCTCATTAAAGTCTGAGTTTATATCAACATACCGAGAACTCGGGCGATTTTGGTATTCCTCTTTTATCGCCTTCGCCTTAATGACAGACTGAACCAAATCGGGTATGTGGTATTT